AGATGATAAAGCCGGAAGACTAAGAGATTACCGAATTATGGCTGCTTATTCCGAGGTAGCTGATGCTTTAGATGAAATTTGCGATGAAACTATTAACCCAGATGATACTGGGTGGATTACAAAATTACAATTAAAAGATATTGATTTAACTGTCGATGAGAAGGCCGAAATAGATAAGCAATTTAACAGATATATTGAATATTTTGATTTAAAAAATAGAGGCTGGCAATATTTTAGACAATTACTTGTAGAGGGTGAATTATTTTTTGAACTTATTATTCATGATGGTTATCTCAAAGATGGTACATTAGGGGTAATTAATTTACCTGCAGAAATAATTGATCCTGTATACAATAACATCCAAAATATGCTGGTTAAGGGGTTTATATATCGCAAGCCAATCTTTAGTAAAGACCATCCAAATAAAATAGAAAAAGTTGAATTTGTTCCAATGGATCAAAATCAGATTGTTTATGTAAATTCCGGGGTTTATAACGAAACAAAAAACTTTGTTATACCTTTCCTAGAAAACGGAAGAAGACCATATCGACAATTATCTTTAATTGAAGATGCAATTGTAATTTATAGACTGGTTAGAGCTCCGGAGCGATTAGTCTTTAATGTTGACGTCGGAAACATGGCTCCACCTAAAGCAGAAGCGTATCTTAGAAAGCTTATTCAAAATTATTGGTCTAGAAAAACATTTGATATGGATCAAAATGACGTGGTTAAAAAGTTTAATCCACAATCGATGCTTGACGCATTTTGGTTTGCAAAAAGACAAGGGTCTGAAGGAACATCTGTAAATCAGCTTCAAGGAGGAGCTAATTTAGGTGAACTTAGTGACTTAATGTATTTTATTAAAAAGCTTTACAGAGCACTTAAAGTACCCTCTATGCGTCTGGATCCTCAAGACCAAGCATCATCTGATGGATCTACAATATTACGCGAAGAATTAAAATTTGCTAGGTTTGTTATGAGGCAGCAACAGCGTTTTGCTGCTGGCCTTAAAAAAGGTTTTGTAACACATCTTACCTTCATGGGGTTATTTGAGAAGTTTGAATTAAATGAGCAAAATATTGAGATAGACTTCAACCCGCCAACAAATTTTTACGAGTTAAGAGAAAATCAAAGGCTTGAAATGAAAGCGGGTAACTATGGTAACTTAGCATCAGATGAGTTTGTTTCTGCTACATATGCACAGAAAAAATACCTTGGGTGGAAGGATAGGGACATTCTTGCTAATAGAGAATTTTTACGAAAAGATGCAGAAATGCAGTGGGAGTTAGCACAGATACAAGCTGCTGGTCCTGCTTGGAAAGAGCAAGCCTTAGCTGGGGAGTTGGCAGAAGGTGAAGCTGCCGTCGGTGGTGAAGGAGCAGGTGTTGGAGGTGGCGGCGGAGGTGAAATCCCTGAATTTGGTGGTGGTCCAGCTGATACAGGCGCTGTTGATACAGAGGAAGTAGCCGAAACAGAAGTCGAGGTAGAAGAGCCTCCAGAAGTTTAAAACAATTAAGCAGGGTTAGTACTAAAGAATTGTGTTCTATAACTTATAACTGCTGTACCGGCCGACATCTTAGCTGATACTTGATCAACATTAGTTAACCCTCTAAAGGTAAATTCTTCACCCGCAGAAAGAGGCCATCTATATTCATCTTCCGGAACACTTGCAGTATATAATTCGGCTCTATCATATATAAACAAAACTCCACCACTATGATTGCCTTTAATAATAACTTCAGAACATGGAAACCCTCCGGCGGCGCCTCCTGATAACCTTACAAGCGATGTACTTATCTGTTGCTCAAAGCTACGACATTGATTTTTATTATAATATTGCGTTCCTTCGTTAGATGTTGGTGGTAAAGCCATATATTTATTTATGCCTGAATAAATATTTTTATGGCACTCGCATGCACAATTAAACCACTTTCAGCGTTTTTATCGACAAATTTAAATAACAAAATTAAAACTTACGATAATCTCGGTGATAGAATTAAAAGGTCTTTAGGGTACCCGTTAATAAGCCTAGAAATACATACTGATCAACTAAGACAAAATATTCAAATTGCTGTTGAATATTTTACTAAATATGCCGGGTTTACGCAAGAATATTTAATATTTGATTCTGACATGTATGAATCTAAAAAGGGAATCCGGCTTGATTTACTTTATACAGTAGCAAATATAAATATGAACGCAGGTTCAACCATAAATCAAGATAATCCCCTAGGTCCAAGTCCGGAATCAATTAGATCCTACCCACCAATGAGAAATGGTCAAGATTCTGTATATGTAGCTACTTCTACACTTAGTGCATCATTTTTTACAGGGTTTTCAGGTTTATCAACAACTTTTGCTCATCAAACAAGTGGCTTAGAGCCCGGTTTAACCAGGTACCAAATCTTTAACCAGACAGTTTTTAATACAATTACTGCTTGGGGAGCTAATTACTGGGGCACCGGTGGGGCTAGAGACGCTAGTGGTAACTTAGCTTCTTATTTAAGCGCAGGAAAGTATGGCGCTTTTAAGAAAACTACACCAACAACTATAAATTTTGAAGGGTCAGCAACCGATGCATCATACTATCAAAATGTTTTTGATTATGATGTAATGGAATATAGAAAAGTTGTCGATGTATGTGATTTTGAAGAAGGGTCTACAACCGGTATTAATACATTATTTACTCTTGAACAAACTCTTGCACAGCAAACGTACTTTAGTTATGCCATGGGTAATTATGGTTTTGATTTAGTATCGTGGTATACATTAAAAGAATGGATAGATACACGCGAAAAAGTTCTCGGTATAAGACGTGATATTAAATTTGATCCAAGATCACAATATCTACAAATGTATCCGGAGCCTGGAGGTGATCGTTTTTACGGGGTTGTGTCTTGTTATCTGGAACGCGCTATTCGAGATGTTATTATGGAGCAATGGGTATATGAATATGCCATGGCATTATCTATGATTACTATTGGACGGGTTAGGGGTAAATTTGGAAGTGTATCCTTATTGGGTGGCGGTGCTTTAAATTATGATATTCTAACAGAAGGAATGGAAAAGAAAGCAGAGCTTGAAGCTAAGCTTCTTGAAGGTGCATCACCTGGACTCGGTGATACAGATCCAACTCTATTCATAGTAGGATGAGAAAAAAATGGCGGCAAGGTATTTTTACTCCTAAAAATCTAGACAAATTTATAGGCAGTAAAGCAGTCTATAGATCGGGGCTAGAGCTTAAATTTTTTAGATTTTGTGACGATAATCCAAATGTATTGGAATGGGGAAGTGAAAATATAATTATACCATACATAAGCCCTTTAGATCACAGAGCTCATAGATATTATGTTGATAACTATATTGCTATAAGAGAAGGGTCTAATGTTATTAAGTACTTGGTAGAAATTAAACCATCAAAACAAACTAAACCCCCTACAACCAAATATAGAAAACGGCAACATCTCTTATATGAGCAGAAACAATATGTTATAAATCAAGCTAAATGGAAGGCTGCAAAAGAATTTTGCAAGAAAAAGGGGTTTACCTTCATTATTTTAACAGAAAAAGAGCTTATTTTTAAGAGATGAATAAATAATTGTATGTCATTAAAACTTAACTTGGTTGTAGAAAAACCTGACGTAAACGACGAGTTCGAATACATTGAAGAGGAAGTAGATAGAAACTCACCTTCAAATTTATTTATAAAAGGCCCTTATATGATGGCTGAGGGCGTTAATAGAAACAACCGATTATATCCTAGAGACGAGCTAGAAAGAGAGACAGCACGGTATATTGAAGAAATGGTTACACCAGGACGTGCAATGGGCGAATTAAATCACCCAACAACAGCAGATGTTGATCTAGAAAGAGCATGTCACATGGTAACCGAGTTAACGCAAGATGGAAACGTGTTTTATGGCAAATCAAAAGTCTTATCAACACCATGTGGTCAAATAGTTAGATCTTTAATTAATGACGGTGTGAAGGTTGGTATGTCTTCACGTGCATTAGGCACTCTTGAAGAGAGCGCTGATCATAGTACAGTTAAAAATATGAAGCTTGTAGCTATTGATTGTGTTGCGGATCCGTCTTACCCAAAAGCTTTTGTTAATGGTATTCTTGAATCTAAGCAATGGGTTATGGTTGATGATAACAAATACGAAGAAGTTTATGAAAATTTCGAAAAATCATTAAAAAGATTACCTAAAAAGGATGTAGATATCTTTTTACGTGATAGAATTCTTAGCTTTATTAAGTCAATCTAATAAATAATATTATGGCTAAAGAGAAAACAAAAATTATTAAGTTTATAGAGGAAATTTCTTGTAAAAATTACGCCAAGGCACATAAATATTTAAAGAGCGTGATTGAAGATAAAATTGCAAAGAAAATAAGTCGCGCAACAGAAAAACCACTTTTTTAATATGAAGAAAGATAAAGCATTACCAGAACAAGCAGAAGAGGTCTTGACAGAGGAGTCTGTTAAAGCTATAGAAACTGCTCTTGAAGAAAAAATTCAATTGTCAGTTGAAGCAGCTTTAACAAATCAAGATGAGCTTTATGCTGGAAAACTTGATGAGTTGGTTACTGCAATTGATAAAGACCATACATCTAAGCTTAAAAGAGTTGTTGAAGCAGTTGATATCAATAACGCTAATAAACTTATTAATGTGGTTAAAAGATATGAAAAAGAGCTTGGAACTTCTGCTGATCAATTTAAAACAACTTTAGTTGAAAGTATTTCTGATTATCTTGAAGAGTATTTAGAAGAGTCTGTACCAACACAAGCTATTGAAGAGGCTACTAAAAACAGAACTGCTACTGAAGTTTTAAGTAATTTAAGAAAAGTACTTGCTGTTGATTCTACATTAATGAGTGAGTCTGTTAAAGAGGCTGTAATGGATGGTAAGACTCAAATCGATCAATTAACATCTAAAGTTAATAAGCTTGCAAAAGAAAATAGTATTCTTAAAGAGGCTTATACAAAACAGAAAGCACATTTATTACTAGAGACAAAAACAGCTGGATTACCTGATAGTAAAAAAGGATATCTTGTTAAAATCTTGAGTGATAAGACTCCGGAGTTTATTGAAGAAAATTTTGATTATACTGCTAAATTATTCGATAAGAAGGAAAACGAAAGACTTTCAGTAATTAAAGAGGAGGCATACAAAACACGCAAAGTTAAAGCTGATGCCCCTGTACAAAAGATTTCAGAGAAGAAAAAAGAGAAGCCGTATAACCCGTATTTAGCGGAGTTAGAAAGGTCTCACAAATAATTTCAACCCTGAACAACGAGGTGCTTGTCACCTGAGTAACTTGGGCTAGTCCGAAATGCTAAGCCCATGAGGTAAAATGAAAGGAAACGTCTAATGAATAAACCACAATCATTTATCGATAGAGATAGAGCAGATACCTTACTTGAAAAGTGGGCACCTGTTCTTGAGTACTCTTCTGATAGCGTTGCACCGATCGAGGACGACCACACACGTCTTAATACCGCCATTCTTCTTGAGAACCAGGAAAAGTGGTGTATTGAGGAGGCTAATACAGCCGGTATGGGTGGTTCTTTCGGAGATGGGGCTTCCATGGGCACTATTTACAACCCGTCACAGCAGGGATTCCCTGTTGGGTCTGGTGATAACTATGCTGCCAATGATGCTCGTCTTCCTAAGGTGTTAATTCCGATGATTCGTCGTACGTTCCCTGAGCTCATCACCAATGAAATCGTTGGTGTTCAGCCTATGTCTGGTCCAGTTGGATTAGCCTTTGCACTTCGCTATGCTTATCAGAGCGATTTCTTAGGCACTGGTACCGATGGCCGTGCCGGTTCTCCGTCCCCATCAGTATCCAGTACATATGTTCCTTTTGGAGCAACAACTACTGGCCCTGGTCGTCCGGTTGGTCAAGTCAGCGACAACCCCGTATATTCGGGTGCTGACGGTCTCCCAGCTGATGAGTTAGGTTATCAACTCCTTGACACTCGCTTTACCGGTTCGTCGTCATCCAGCTTGACTGGTGCGGCTGATTGGTACTTTGCAGCGCAGGATCAAGGTGTCGCTCAGATTCTTTCCGCTTTCGAGATTACTGGTAACATTCCTCAGGTTGAGGTTAAGTTTGAGAAGACCGCTGTTGAGGCAGGCACACGCCGCCTTGGTGCACGTTGGTCCGTCGAGCTTGAGCAAGACCTTAAGAACATGAACGGTATCGATATTGATGCTGAGATCACAAACGCTATGTCGTATGAGATTCAGGCTGAGATCGACCGTGAGATGCTCATTAGGATGATCCAGGCAGCTCTTGCGGCAGGACTTAATGCCGGTTATTCTATCTGGTCACCTGCTTCTGCAGATGGTCGTTGGATGGTCGAGCGTAATAGGGACTTTTATCAGCGTCTTATCATTGAAGCCAATCGTATCGCCGTACGTAACAGACGTGGAGCTGCTAACTTTGTTGTAGCTACTCCTCGTGTTTGCGCTATCCTCGAGATGCTCCCTGAATTCCAGTGGGTGCCTGTGCAGGGTGACGTCAACACACAGCCTGTTGGTATTGCTAAGGTTGGTTCGCTTGGTGGAAGATTCAACGTTTACCGTGATACCAGAACCTT